GCAAGAGATAGTTGATAGTATAAACAGCAAAACACATAACATATAGGAGAACAAATGAAAACATTAAAAGACCTTGAAAAGGCAGTAGTAAAACCCGAAGGCGGAGCCAAGGGTGTAAAGAAATTTTTTACACTTCAAAATGGCGATTCCTTCAAGATTAGATTCAGACAAGAATTGACAGAAGATGCTAAGTATTTTGATGAAAAAATTGGGACAGGTATTAATGTTCCGGTTGTAACATCACCAGTTAACTGGAAGTGGAGAGTTGCTTCCACATCAAATATTGAGAAATTCAATTACCGTTGCTGGGCTACAGAGCAATCAGTAGCAGATAAAGGATGGAGGCCAAAGCCTCACATGCTAATTAACATTGCAGTTGAGACAGAGCCAGGTGTTTGGGAGCCAAGAATCCTTGATACCACTTTTAATCAACGCCATGTCGGTCTTGTATTGATTGAATACGCAAGAGAATTTGGAACAATTACGGACCGTTATTACAAGTACTCCAGGACTGGCTCTGGTGCTTCAGATACAAATTATAGTCTTATTCCATTAGACACATCTGAAACTCCAAAATCAATTAATGATTTGCCAATGCACGATTTAACATCTGTGTATATGACATTGCCATATGAAAAACAACAAATCTATCTAACTACTGGTGAGTTGGGTAAGGATAATTGGTAAAAAATTTTGTAAGGCTGGGGGTAGAAATACCCTCAGCATTACAGAAAGGCATTTGTGAATAATAAAATAATTCTTGATCTTGATGGCGTAATAACAGACATAGACTCTTTAATTGATGAAACACTAGAATCTTATGGTGTTTCTGAAGACTACAGCTCTTGGTTAACAACAGATACAAAAGACCCAGAAGCTCTAAAATTATTTTCTAATCCTGTATTTTGGAAAAATCTAAAACCATTTGAAGATGCTTGGTATCAAGTTAATTACTGGTTTGGTAGAGGGTTTGATGTGCATATTCTTACGGCAAGAAGAAGCGAGGCTTCTGTGAACGCAACTGCCGCCTGGCTTGATGATTGGAAGATTAACACTATGACTCCACAATTTAGTGCATTCAATGAAAAATACAAAATTGCTCAAGAGATTAATCCGGTCTATATGGTTGAGGATAATCCATCTGAAGTTAAAATATTATTAGAACACGGTGTAAATTGTTTTCTTAGGAAAGCATGGTATAACAAATCGTATTGGGAAGAGTTGCCAACCATTGACAACTTGTATGATATTGATTTATAAATGACAGATTTCGTTCACCTTCATTGCCATTCTGAATACTCGTTACTTGATGGTATGTCAACGCCATCAGAGATTGCTCAGATTACAAGCACCAATGGTCAAACTGCATGCGCTATAACTGATCACGGCTCAATGGCTGGGGTTTTAAAGTTTCAAGATGCTTGTAAGAAGCACAATGTTAAACCACTGTTTGGTGTTGAGTCTTATTTTGTTCCATCAATTCAAGATGATTCGGACAGCAAGGCTGAAAGATTTCACTTAATTCTTCTTGCCAAAAATAATACGGGGCTTGAGAAACTATTTAAACTTTCTAAAATTTCTTGGCAAAACAATTTTTATTACAAGCCAAGAATTGAATTTTCACTACTTGAAGATATTGTTGATAATGACATTATTGCTCTTTCCGGATGCAGAGGTAGTGCGATATCAAAAGCGTTAGAGGCTGGCGATTACGCCAGAGCCGAAGAATTGTCGGAAAGATTTGTAAAGATATTCAAGGATGATTTCTATTTTGAGATGCAGGCTTGGAACCCTCAAGTTATTAATGACGGTGTTCTCTCACTAGCGAACGCTATGGGAAGAAAGGTTGTTGCAACAGCAGATTGCCATTTCCCTCAGAGAGAAGATAAAGGCTGCGAAGAAATTCTTTTGATGATTTCACAACACACTGGCTTATCGCCATCTGATATTAGATATGCGGTGGAAAAGTCAAAGACACTAGACGATTTCGGCAAAGACATTGTTGGCAAAATTAATCATATGTACCCCGAAAGGTATCTGCGATTTGATGATATCAACCCGTATGTTGCTAAGGCTGATGAGATTCATCAATGGTTTAAAGAAGTTGGTTATGATCGTACTGATATTTTAGAAAACACTTTAGAAGTTGCTGGCAAATGCGATGCCGAGATTACTAAGAAAAGAAACTTGTTGCCTAAGTATTCAAAGATGTTTGATTCCAATAAGTATCTTAAAGAAATTGCGGAGCTAAAGATGAAATCTTTAAAGCTCGGTCCAGAGTATCAACAAAGACTTGATGAGGAATTAAGTGTAATTGAAAAACTTGGCTTTTCTGATTACTTCTTGATTGTATGGGATTTGATTAAATGGGCAGATAACAACAGCATCGGTAGAGGCACAGGTCGTGGTTCTGTCGGTGGAAGTATTTTGGCTTACTTACTAGATATCACATCTGTTGATGCCATCAAATACAATCTGCTATTTGCACGATTTATCAACCAAGAGCGCAATGACTACCCTGACATTGACCTTGACTTTGAAGATAAAAGAAGAAAAGAAGTCCAATCTTATTTGCGACAAAGATGGGGCGAAGATCATGTGGCAGCAATTACTACATTCGGTGAATTCAAACCTAAGTCTGCTATTAAAGATGTTGCTAGGGTCTACCAAGTCCCATTTGAAGAAGTAAATGGTATTACTCCATTCTTTGAAACAATTGAGGAGTTAGAAGGCTCAACTAAAGGCCGGGTCTTTTGTTCTAAATACCCAGATGTGGCGAAAGTGGCAAAACGACTAGAAGGGCGTATACGAAATTCAGGGGTGCATGCTGCTGGTATGGTTGTTTCTTCGTTGCCTTTGACTGATGTGTGTCCGATTGAGACTCGTAAAGATACTGACGGGGAAGGTAGGGCGCTCGTTACTGCTTTTGATATGGAGGATGCTGAGGCTGTCGGGCTTATTAAAATTGACATTTTGGGTCTAAAGACCGTATCTGTGATTAAAGATTGCTTAAACAAGATTAGGGAGCGTACAGGGCTGGATGTGAAGGGGCAGTCGCTGGCTTTGGATGATGTAGCGGTGTTTGAGAACTTTAATAAAGGTAACACGGTTGGGGTGTTTCAGACTGATGCTGCTGCCTACCGGAATTTGATTGAGCGGATGGGTATTGATAATTTCAATGATTTGGTGGTTTCTAATGCGCTTGTGCGACCTGGTGCGTTGTTGTCGCAGGGGCAAAAATATATTGATTGTAAGAAGGGTTATGTATCGCCACATTATCCTGATGAGTCAGTGCGAGAAATTCTGAGCGAGACTTTCGGTACTGTTATTTTTCAAGAGCAGTTGATGTTGATGTCGGTTAAGTTGTCGGGTTTTACTTGGGCTGAGGCTGATAAGTTGCGCAAAATTATTGGTAAGAAACGCGATGCTAACGAGTTTGATTTGTACAAGGATAAGTTTGTTAATAATTCTATTATTTCTAAAAACGAAGCCAAGAAGATGTGGGCTGAGTTTGAAATGTCGGCTTTGTATATGTTCAACAAGTCTCATGCTGTTGCTTATTCAATGTTGTCGTATCAAACTATGTGGTTGAAAGTTAATTACCCACTTGAATTTATTTGGTCACTGTTGTTTAACGAAAATTCAACCGAAAAGATTACTGCTTATTTGATGGAAGCTCAAAGACTTGGTGTGCCAATTCTGCCTCCGGATGTAAACATCTCGGAAGAATACTTTATAACAGATAATTCCACTGGGGTTGATTGCATTCGTTTTGGTTTGGCTAATGTGTTGTCTTGCGGTAAGTCGGCTATCAAAGAGATTATGACCAAACGACCTTTTACTTGTTTTGATGAGTTCAATAACAAATGCACAAAATCTGCTGTTAAAGCTCCGTTGCGTGAGAATCTGGACAAAGTTGGGGCGTTTGAATCCATGGGTCATGTTTCTCAGTATGACCATAAACGGTACTATCTGCCGATTCTTGGTTTTTCTATTAAAGACGAAGATAAAAACGAGATGGATGAGTTTGTTGGTCAGTTGGCTGATTTCCACGAAATTAATTCTCCGTTGACTTTGGTTAAAGCTGTTGTTCGTTCAACCAAAAAAACTCCACAATACCTGCGTATTGAATTTGAAGATCATTCCGGTTCAGCTACCGTGTTTGCCGATAGGAATACAGAAATCGCTACCAGAGACCATCTTTATGCCTTGATTGGCGATAGAACAATGCATTCGTTTTGTGATGTTTATAATTTTGTTGGGACTGGGTTGCATGATGTTATTAATTTATGGAGAAAAGGCAAAGACCATGAGTACTCCTGGCTGTACGAAACAGGGCTGGGGTCTGCTTCAGATGAAAAGACACTGATGTATATCATGCATTCCAGAGTTTTCATTACATCTAAAGGCAAAACTATGGCAAATGTTTACTGCTGGGATGGGCAAAATGTATTTAAGGTTGTAATCTTTCCACGACCTTATGTGAAGCTAAAAAATGTTTTGAAACAGGGTAAATGGTTTGCTGCTAAATTATCTAAGATTGAAGAGAAGCAAACGATTACAAGAATTGACTCTTACAAGGTGGAGTCTGATTCTTCAATTATCGCAATAGAAAATTACATAGAGCGCAAAAACTTAGTCAAAAATATTGTATAATATTTAACAGAAAACTTATGCTTGTATGGTCTGATAATCAAATCCCAAAATTTAGTGAAGGTTACGGCTATACACCAGATTGCCTATGGGAATATATCGGCTCAAGCGGTTTACCAATTAGACGAAATAAACCATCTATGCCAGAAGAAATTGGCAGATTGCAAGCAAATGTTCCAGGAATTGGCTATTTTCAAAGAGGGCATTTTGCGGATGAAATTGTTATCAACCATTCAGTGCCGGATATGTTTGTTAAATCCAAGTTATACACAATTGGTTATACTTTTTGGGAAACAAATAAGCTACCAAATGACTGGGTTGAGAGATGTAATGAGATGGATGAGGTTTGGACAACTACTCATGCCATGAGGGATGTCTTTATAAATTCCGGTATTACTAAACCAGTTTATGAATTTAAATTGGGGGTTGACCCTAAAATATATTTTCCAAAAAAGAGAACTCCGCACGATCAATTCACCTTTCTTTCTGTTGGCTCACCAGCAACTCGTAAGAACTCGCAGTTATCCGTAGATGCGTTTTTAAAAGTGTTTGAAGGTAATCATAATTATAGACTTATTTATAAATCCAATGGTCCTCCAGATGCCAGGATTTGGACAAGCGGCATGATTGGTCCAGTTCAGCATCCGCAAATTCAAGTGATTGATGATGAAGTATCTCACGAAGAATTGGGTGCAATTTATGATAAAGCAGATTGTTTGTTATTTCCTACTAGTGGTGAGGGTTGGGGAAATATTCCGTTCCAAGGGATTGCAAAAGGAATCCCTACAATTTGCACAAATGTTTTAGCATGTTCTGATTTTGCTCATATGTCTGTACCTCTTGATTTCACATGGGGGACTAAAAATATGACCGGAAGATACGCTAATGCTGGACAGTGGGGTGAGCCAGACTTTGATGATCTATGTGATAAGATGCTGTATGTAGCAAATAATTACGAAGAAGTTTCTAATAAAACATATCAGAGTGCTGAATTTATTAATCAGAACATGACTTGGGAGAAAGTTTCTCAAAAATATATTGCTAGATGCTGGGAAGTTCTAAAGGAAACGGGAAGTCTATGAAAATACATTATATAAGTTGTCATTCAATTCTTGAGTATGACGAAGTGCAGCTTTTAACAGATTTAGGGCATGATGTATTTTCTAACGGAGCATACATAGATCCAAGAGGGCATATTACTTTACCAAGACCTCCAATCTCTGGGGCTATCTATCACGAAGATTATGCGAAGTTGTCCATTGATTCTCCTAAAACAAATCTCCCTCCAGAGTTAATTGAACCATTTGATGTGATAATCGTTATGCATTCTCCAGATGTGATTATTCAAAACTGGGATAAGATAAAACACAAGACAGTTATCTGGAGAACCATTGGACAATCAACAAATGGTGTTGAAGCATCGCTAGAGCCAATGCGCAAAGAGGGATTGAAAATTATTAGATATTCTCCAAAAGAAAGAAATCTTTCTAACTATATTGGCGAAGATGCTTTGATTAGATTTTATAAAGATGAGGATGCGTATAGTGGATGGGTTGGTTCTGGTGGGGTTGTAACTTTTGCGCAAAGCCTCAAGGGTCGCAGAACACATTGTCATTACGAAGAAGTTACTCGTGTAATAACAAAATATAACGGTCTTGTGTATGGTCCCGGCAATGATGATCTAGGTGAATTAAATGGCGGGTCCATTTCTTATTCTAGTCAAATCCAAAAAATGCAGGAAGCTAGGGTTATGATTTATGGAGGCACAGCCCCAGCCTCATACACATTATCTTTCATTGAAGCATTGATGATGGGTTTACCAATTGTTGCAATAAGCAAAGAGTTGGCTCATATTATTTATGATTTTGACTTTTATGAAGTTGATGAGATATTGGCTCAAATCGGTGGTTTAGTTTGTGATAATGTAGACCAAATGTTTCATAAAACAGAAATGATGTTAAATGATATTGATTTTGCAAAAGAAATGAGCAAAAAACAAAGAGCTCTGGCAATTGAAATGTTTGGCAAAAAGAAAATAATTAAACAATGGGAGGAATTTTTAAATGGAAATTAAAACAATAACTGAGCAGCTTCGTGATCTTGATGGTCAGCTAGTAATACATAATGAAGGTGAATGGGGCGGTGGTGATGCAAATTCTAGCGAATACAGTGCTTTTAATGATGCCGGAGTAGAGTGTGAGGTTGGTGAGTTTCTCTATAGCTTTATGCGGTTGATTAAACCAAATTTTGTTCTTGAAACAGGGACTCATCAAGGTGTAAGTTCATCGTACATTGGATTTGCGTTAAAAAATAATGGGTTTGGTGTTTTAGATACTCATGAATTCGCTAAAGAAACATATGACATTGCTAACGCTAGATTTAGTAGATTAGGTTTAACAGAACAAATTTTCTCGCATCTCGGTGATGTTGGTGATTTAATTTTAACTAAGCATTATGATTTTATATTTCTAGATACTGAACCTCAAACCAGATTTGCAGAGATGGTTAAGTTCTACCCGAATTTAAAGGATGGCGGGTATTTATTTATTCACGATCTTCATAGAAATATGCATCAAATTCCTAATGAAGAACATGGCTTTGCTTGGCCTTATGGGAAAATCCCTAAGGAAATGACTAATTTAGTTTTAAATAAAAAACTTGTTCCATTTCATTTTGAAACTCCAAGAGGTTTGACAATGTTTTATAAGCCTAGGGTTGATGACTACGAGTGGACATGATATGTCTAGAGCTGCTCTGCTACCCACCCCAGGGGACCCGTTTCTTTTAACTCTTTGGAGTTATTTTTTTAAAAATGTTTGGGGAAAAGAAATTGATAAATTATATATTTGTATAAATAATATTTTTTTACCTGAATCTACTGAATACATAAAATCTTTATTTAAAGATTGCAGTAATGTAGAAATTGAATTTATAGATTTAATATCTCATCCTAATGTAGTCGGTGATCATGGAAAAATAATTGCACATATGCTTAACCAAGTTGAAGAAGATTATATACTTCTTATTGAGGATGATGGGTTTATTTTTAAACCAGGATATGTTAATGATTATTTTTTAAAACTTGAAAATTATGAATATGATTTAATAGGAAGTAGACGAGGATCTTGTTCTGATGTTATTATAGAACAATCAAAAATTAAATATAATATAGTTGAGCAAAATGGACACGACAATGGCCCTAATTTTTGGCCATGTTTTTTCTTTATAAGAAAAAATATATTTGAATTAACAGACAAAAATTTTTCTGCTAAACTATGGGATAAAAACAGTATTCTTCCTATATTTGAGAAAACTCTTGATACTGATTGCGCTGGCGATACTATGGTCTGGATGAGTATGCAATTAAGAAATCTTAATTTAAAAATTGGTGATTGCCCTCAATTTCACGGAAATTTAAGCGATGTGCTGGATTACGAACTTGGGCTGAACAATTTTAACGGGACTTCATATTGGCTACACGCAGGCAGTCTATCAAGCGGAATTGGTGGGTTTTTAAGCGATAAAGATCTAATTAATTATTGTAATACAGATGAAGAAAAAATGGAAATTGAGAGAAGAATTTGTTTTTGGTCTTTAGGTTTAGATTCATATTTTAAAGAATCATCAAGCCAAAATAAAATTGATAAAATTGCATTTCAATACCAAAGTTGGCTACAAAGATTAGTTAAGCATTATCAATTATCAGACAGTAGAATTGATTATTCTAAAAAAATGTATGCGGAGCTACTTGAATGGACGTAATCATTTCATGGCCTGATTCTGTTGATTACCCAAATTGGCGGTCATTCATTAAAAAAAATAGACAAAGGTTTAACAATGTATTTGTTGCTTTTACAGTAACCAACTCTGGGACAGATTATACTAATTTTATATCTTCATCAATGAGTGATGACAATATAACATTCTTATATCCACCACACAATTCGCCATTGACTAGTAGCCATTTTGAAGACTGGAGAAATAGATCGGTCAATCAAGCGCTTGATTTAAGCAAATCAGAGTGGGTGTGGTTTACTGAGCAAGATTTTATTATAAAAGACGATGATGAATTCTGGTTAAATATTTATTCTTTAATGAAAGAATTTGATGCAATCGGTTATCGTGAAGGTCAAGGTAGTGGATTAGACATGTCAAGGTATCACCCCGCTTGTCTTTTTGTCAAAAGACAAATTATTGACAAAACTAATAGGTATTTCGGAATAGTTCCTGATGTCTCAGACCATTTTGCTGTTTTTTCTCAACAAATTAATTTGCAAAATTGTAAAGTATCATTGCTTGATAAAAATAATTTTACTCATATGAATGGCCTCTCTCATAATTTTAATTTAATGCAACGCGGCGAAAAGATTGTATATTACCCATTGGATTTTCAATTATATTTAAAAGATTGTCTTTTGCTAAATGATGTAGAAATAAATGATGATTACAAAAAGATAATTATTGAGCGATATCCGGATTTAATGCAATGAGTGAAATTAATGTTTTTTGTGACTTTCATCATCAAAGTTTATTGAGATCATTTGTGCTTTTGTTTGAAAATCGCTTGGGGATGAATCTTTATAGACCAATAGGTATGGATTGGTATTATAATAAATATTGGGATTTAAATGGTCTTGAAGTTACTGCTCATCAATTTCTTAATACTTCCTATCTTGAAAATATAGATGGAAGTCGTTATGTAAATGATTCTATTAGTTTAGAAAATGGTGTACATATAATTCTAGACCCCGGCAATACCACTACCCATAAGGCAATTGAGTTTAATACTTTTATTGAAAAAAAATTTGATTTCATTATTGCGTCAGTCCCATCCAATATTCCATTATTTCAAAATCTTATTCGGGAATACCAGCCTAATGCTAAATTAATAGTTCAGATGGGAAATAATTGGGGAGAATCTTTTGCGGATGGCCATAATCTTTTAGCGTCAATAAAAGACACTGGTTGGAAAAATACTAATGCTGTATATTATCATCAAGAATTTGATATTAATATTTATAAACCAATTGATGAATTTGGTTTTAATAAAATAAGTTCATATATAAATGTTATAGAAAATAATAGAGGTTGGGAAGACTTTGTTCATTTAGAAAAATTATTAAAACCACATGGAATTGATTTTAAAAGTTACGGTGGCCAATGTCGTGATGGCGGATTTAATTCTGGGACAACGGCATTGTCGGAATCAATGCAAAAAAATGATTTTATTTTTCATGTTAAACACGGTGGCGATGGTTATGGTCATGTATTATATAACGCATATGCCTGCGGTAAGCCAACAATAATTCGCAGCTCTTACTATAAAGATTGCCTTGGTGAAGAATTGTTTAATGATGATAACTGTATTGATTTAGACAAGATGGACTTTGATGACGCTATGAATAAAATTGTAGATGTAATCAATGATATTGATCAATTAAAAACTATGTCGGGTAATGCTTACAGAGCTTTTACTAATGCAGTTAATTTTGAGCAAGACGCAGAAAAGGTAAAAAATTGGCTTGCAAATTTGTAGTTTTTAGTGCAAAACTTGCAACACAAGTGTGTTATGATTGTATCAAATATTTAACAGAGCAGGAGAATAAATGCTAATTGTAGATAAACGCAAGGGCGATACGATGCCAGTTCATGAAGTAATACCTACGCCGAGTGTGGGGTTGAACAGAGCTTTGAACGGAGGTCTTAATTCTGGTGCTACTCATTTATTTTGGGGGACACCTTCTGTTGGTAAAACAACAATGTGTTTTAGAATTATTGCTGAGGCTCAAAAGATGGGATACCGGCCAGTTATTGTGGATTCAGAATCATCGTACAATGATGAATACGCAAAAAAATGCGGTATTAATATTGACGATGTAGTAATTGTTCAATCAACAGTTGTTGAAGACATTATGAAAAATATTATTGGATATCTTAGTGATGATAAAGAAAAACATATTTTCTTGTTTGATTCACTATCTAATATTGTTAAAGAAGAATTTTATGATAAGCCGGAAAGCGGTAAAGCAATGGGTTTATCTGCTCGCTCTCAAGGTTATTTCTTGCAGAAGTTAGTGAACTACCTACACAAAGAGCGTAACATTATGTTATTTGTTGCCCATCAAACAGTTGACTTGAGTGGTATGTATGCAATCACTAAAGCAAAGATGGGTAATACAGTTCACCACAATATGTCTAATATTGTTAAACTCTTTTTGTCCATGTCTAAAGGCGAGATGGAGAGAGAAGAAAATAATATGATCACAAGTCAAAAAGCAACATGGACTGTTGAAAAAACAAAACAATGCCCTACTATCGGTAGCACTGGTTACTATTATGTTTTGCCGCAGGAAGGTCAGATTGATACAAAACGAGAGCTAATTGATATTGCTATTGGGATGGATATTATTCAGCGTAAAGGTGCATGGTATACTTACAAAGAAAGTAAGTGGAATGGTCTTTCAAGTATTGAATTGTCAGCAAAAGAAATAGCCGAGCTGGAGAAAGCGATTCGGGCATAAGTGAAAAGAACTGAGAAAGAAGAAATCAAGAAAGACAAAGCCAAGGCGGTCAAAAACTCTGGTCGTGGTCTTAAAAAAGGCGATGCTTCTTTGAACAAATTCTTAGTTGACTACAAGCATAACGAAAAAAGTTTTACTCTAAATCTTATAAATTGGAAAAAGATGCGTAAAGATGCTTGGAATTCTAATTATAAATATCCATGCATTTCTGTAGTTTTAGGTAGCGATTCAGAATCTAAAGTTGCTATCATTGACTGGGAAGTATTTAGAGAGCTAGTGAAAGGCACTGAGTATGAGTAATACATTTGGTTCACTTTTTGCAGGAGTTGGTGGTTTTGATTTAGGCATGGAGAGTGCCGGTTGGAATTGCGAATGGCAAGTGGAGTGGGATAAACATTGTCAATCAGTATTGCGAAAGCATTGGCCAACTGTTCCTAAGTATTTTGATATTAGAGATGTTGATGGTTCTAAATTAACCCCAGTTGACTGTATTGTTTTTGGCAGCCCATGCCAAGATTTATCAGTAGCAGGTAAAGGTGGAGGTTTAGAAGGTTCAAGATCAGGGTTATTTCACGAAGCAATTAGAATTATCAAGGAGATGAGAGATGCAACTAGAAATGAATTTCCAAAATGGACAATCTGGGAAAATGTCCCAGGAGCCCTCAGCAGTAATAAAGGAAACGACTTCGCAAAAGTCATTGACGAAATGGCAAACATCGGGGCATTGGCGATTGAATGGCACATCTTGGATGCACAATGGTACGGAGTCGCCCAAAGAAGAAGGCGTATCTATATGCTTGCTTGCTACGATCCTGGAACCGTTGCAAGATGTCCCGAGCAAATATTACCTGTCCCCAAAGACAGCAAGGGGTATATTAAACAGAGCAGGAAAAAAGGGAAACGAGCTTCCGAAGCGGTTGCGTCAATCCTTGGAAAACCTAGCGTCTATGGTGAAACCGGACACGGAAAGTGGACAGAAGGCGGAGTAAGTATTCGGGCTACAGACTACAAGCGCCCTGAGGCAAATATTGTCGCAGAAGACCCAATATCTTTTCATGCAAAACAAGACCCAATTTCTTCTGAAAATGTTTCTCAAACATTGTATGGTCAAAACGGAATTGCAGTAGCAGTTCCTGGTCCAATCATTGTTGATGGCACAAGAACAAATGATATTCGTATTTACGAAGACCAAATCACCCCAACTTTAAAACACAGAATGGGGACAGGTGGTGGACAAGTACCTTTGGTGGGATTAGAAAATCCTGTATTGGCTTATGACGGATACAATAATGCCATAAGCGAAGATGTATACAGAACATTGAGAATTGGTATTGATTCAGCAGACCATATTGCTATTCCAATTCAAGGAACAATTATTGGTCGCTCAGATAAAGCCGGCCCGCAAGGCAAAGGATTTGGTAATGAAAATGACCCATCTTATACTCTTGATACGATTTCGCAGCATGGTGTAATGACTTCTGATTTACTTTTAAGAAAATTAACTCCGATGGAGTGCGAAAGATTAATGGGGTTTCCTGACAATCACACTAAGTATGATGATGAAGGTAAAATAATTGCAGATACAAATAGATACAAGATGTGCGGGAACGCAGTTGCATCACCTGTTGCTAAATGGATTGGAGAAATAATTAAAAATGTTTAAAGGAAAATATCGTTTTTTTTGTGATAAACTATCTCATTGGAGAGCTTTTGGTGTTAGTTACAACTGGGATGATGGATATTATTTTGGTATTTAT